TTTATAATTGCATCACCGCTAAATGTAGCATTTGCTAAACATTGTGCTAATGCTGTTGCGTTGATAGAACCATCTCCATCTGCAACTAATCCGCCTAAACATGATACTGTTGCATCACCATCTATACTTGCACTTGCTAATGCCTCACTAAACCCATTAGCAGTCACACTCACATTAGAGAATATAGAACCACTTGCAACTGCAAGAGAGAATCCTTCTGCATCAAATAATGCGTAACCTGCAATAGCACCACTATTAGTTCTTATTCGTAAATAAGTAACAGATGCACTTGCTGTTCCATTAATTACACCAGTTACTGTTGCTATTCTTGTAGCATCTATCGTCACTGCACTAGATGCGTTGATATTACCTACACCATTGAGAATCAGTATGCCATTAGATTCTAATATGCCATTTGTTGTAATAGCACCAGATGATGTGCGTAATCTTATAGCAGTAGATACAACTGTAGCATCAGCAGTAACACTTGCTTGACCTAATAAGACTGCACCAGCTAATGAGCTAAAAGGTGCTTGAGAAAATGCACTTATACCAAACATTATGCAGTATAGCTTCCTGAAGAATTAAATTGTAAAATTGTGTCTGTTCCGTCTGTGGTTACAGTAGGAGAACCTGTGGTTGTTCCTGAATAATTGGCTGTAGGCATACGAAGTATTACTATACCAGAACCACCAGAACCTCCTGAACCAAGCCTAGAACCTCCACCTCCGCCACCAGTATTAACTGTTCCAGCAACTCCATTATCAGATGAAGAATATCCACCTGCTCCACCACCACCAGCACCGCCTGATGCTTGAGAACCATAATATGCTCCACCACCGCCACCACCTGCTCTTGTAACAGATGAACCTGTAATTGTTGAAGCTACACCTGTTCCACCTACACCTAAACTTCCACTACCTGCACCAACACCACCAGCACCGCCACCACCGCCAGCTCTATAATTACCACCTGTTTCTGCATTACCTCCAGAATATCCTTGACCAGATGTGCCTGCCCCACCTGCTCCAGAATCTGTTCCACCTCCACCGCCAGAGCCTCCGCTTAAACCAGTTCCAGCAGGAGCTCCACCTCCACCGCCACCTAGAGATGTAATTGTAGTAATACCAGAGCCACTTAAAGATGAGTTATTTCCAGAAACACCTGCACCTGCACCACCTGCACCTGCTCCACCACTACCAACAGTAATTGTATATGTAGTTCCTTCTGTTACATTAGCAGAAGTTTCTGCACTACCTCCTCCTCCTGAAGTTCCGTATGAAGTGCGATAACCACCAGCACCTGCACCACCTGCAGAAGCTCCTCCAGAAGAGCCACCACCGCCACCTCCAGCAATTACAATATAATCAATATCATAAGTATAATTTTGGGTATTTACTTGAACCCAAGAAGTGCCGTTGTAAGTTTCAAAACTAGATGCTGTTGTGTTATATCTTAATACACCTGTAGTTGGACTTACTGGTCTTTGAGCAGTAGTTCCAGATGGGATAGTAAAACCACCAGTTCCAGAAACAGTAGTTTCATCTTGTAATTTATCTATACCTGTATCGCCATTGATAGTAGTTGTCATTATTCAGTTACCTCAACCCACCCTGTTGTGTTGTCTGCTTGATGTGCATTTTCGTCCCATTCATACATTTTATCATCTGTTGGATATGGTAATGGGCAATCCCACTGACAAGTATCTTCATTTAGTGTCCATGAAGCATAAGGTTGTGGTGGAATAAATGCGTCTCTAGTTGCATCATAGGTAAAACCTATACCTGCAAAATTTTTTCTTAATGCAACACCGCCATCTGGGCTGCCGTCTTGTCCGTAATGAACACCACCTCTTGTATTATAAGATGTTTGTATCCATGTACCTGCTGAATCATCAACAAAGGTGTTGAAAAAATCTGCTTCTGCGACTATAACTTTAGTAACAATTCCATCTGTTACTTTTGCATAATGTGCCATATATATTTCCTTTTAAGCTGTATAAGTTCCTGATGAGGTAAATGTTAATATTGTATTAGATCCTGATGTTGTGACTGATGGAGAACCTGTAGTTATTCCACTGTAATTAGCAGTTGGTATTGATAAAATAACCACTCCAGAACCACCTATTCCGCCAGTAGTGTTACTTCTATTACCTCCGCCACCACCACCAGTATTAGCAGTTCCTGCTACTCCTGAACCACCAACACCACCTGCACCTCCACCACCAGAGCCACCTGCTCCACCACCGTATGCAGAACACCCACCACCGCCACCTGCACGAGTTACAGCAGAACCAGTGATTGATGAAGATAATCCATTACCGCCAGCACCAGCACTTGTTATTGCTCCATTACCACCGACAGCATTTGCACCGCCACCTCCACCGCCACCTGAATAAACTGAATTTGTGTTAGATGTTCTATAACCTAATCCACCATTATTTCCTTGTCCTACTGTTCCTGCACCGCTACCAGTTGTTCCGTTTGCTTGATAACTAATACCTGTTCCGCCACCACCAGAACCACCTGCACCACCACTAATCCCTGTTAGAGACGAATATGCTCCATTACCGCCACCAGTTGATGTAATACTTACAATTCCACCAGAGATTGAACTATCATTTCCATTAGTAGCCGCAGATCCTCCAGCACCTACAGTAATTGTATAAGTTACTCCAGATAAAAAATCTTCTGTGCTTGTTAAATAACCTCCAGCACCACCACCGCCACCTTTGTAATAAATATTAGCTGCAACAAAACGACCACCACCTCCACCGCCTGCTATAGATAAATAAGTAATAGTGTAAGGAAGTGCTTGTAATGCAGTAAACCCAAATGATTTAGCTGATAATGCTCCTATTGTAGATATAGATGGCATTTTTATTCCTATGCAAATTTAGTTTGTGATGCTAAAACTGTATATGTAGGAGTTGCTGCTGTTTTTATAATTGTAAAGAAATAAACATCTATAGAACTTGCATTTCCACTACTAATAGCAGTTCCTCCTTGCCATTTAGGTGTTACAGTAGAACCATCAATTTCAATAACATCTGGATAATAAGGTGTTGCACCATTAGTTACCATTAATGCAATACTGACTGATTTTTCTGTATCTAAAATTGAACTTAATGTTGTTCCAGAATCTCCCCTAATATTAAGAGTAAAATCAGTTGTTGCATCACTTGTATATATTTGGACTGATTGAGTTAATACATCATAATTAGTTGTTGCAGATGGAGCTGATGCACTAACAGTAGCATTTTCATATAAATATTTAATTGTTTTATTTGTAAGTGTTTGTGTAGCACTATCTATAACAACATTTCCTGTTGATGCAGGTAAAGTAAGTGTATTTGTTCCTGCAACAGCAGGTGCAGATATGGTTATATCGCCTGATGTATCACCTGTTAATTTTATACTTGCCATAATTATTCCGTAGGTTTAGGATGTGCATCTTTTACTGAATCAATATGTTCTTTCCATAGATTAGTGCCATTAACTTTATCCCAGTATTGCATATCTAATTGTTCTGCTAATGGTTTGTATGCCATAGCTCTTTTTTCACCATAAGTTAATTGATCTAACTCATCTTGAGTTTTTTGATTATGAATACTAGATGCTTCTTCTGCGGTAATCTTAACTTTATCACCAATTAAATGGTCTTGTGAACCATCTTCTTCGTAAGCAAATATATTATTATTACTATCTTTATATAATTTCATGATTTATCCTTTTACCTTAATTCTGCCCAATATGATAAAGAACCACCTGATAAAGTTACACTATAAGTGTCTCCATCTGGAACAGTTCCAGTGACTTTTGTACTATTATTTAAGTTACCATCAGTTTGTAATTCTACAGGTATGCTGTCAATAGTTAATGTTATTTGTCCAACATTAGCCCTTGCACTTACTTGTATAGGATTTCCAGTAGTATTGGTATAAGTAACCCCAGCACTTCTACTTGCTGTTAAATTTTGCCAAGTTTGATTAACTCCAAGACTAGGTATGTCTGTTAATGCAGAACCATCTATTGCTGGAAGTGTTCCTGTTAAAGAAGCAGCTGGTAATGTTTTACCAGCTGCCATTGTAATACCACTGCTATCTACTGTAGCAATATCTGTGCCATTACTCTGTAGTTTTATTTCACCAGATGTATCAGAGGTAAACTTTAATCCATCACTTGTATCTGCATTAATCAGTACGCTCATATCTTATCCTATAATATTACCCAATTAGCACCACTTGGTACTGTGACTGTTACTCCGCCTGATACTGTAATTGGTCCAGTAGACATAGCATGATAACCTGTAGGTATAGTAAAGCTAGCACCAACTGTAGCATTGTTTACAAAGATACCATTAGTCGAAGCTAGTTGTTCTGCATTTAATGTATTATTTGCATCTTTATGTCCTGATTTTTCAGCAGGATATGTAACGAATACATTACTTGTGCCTGATAATGTAATAGCACTACCAGTATTACTAGACTCTAGTATGGTATCACGAGATAAAGTTGTGCCTGATGCTGTGTAAGTACCTAGACCGACTTCCCAGTCTGTTCCAGATGTAATAGCGTAATAACAAGTATTACCATCACCTATGGCTGCAAATGTTTGGAAACCAGTAACCGCACCTGCAAGCGTAACTGTGCCTGTGCCTGTGGTCGTAGTAGTTTCCTGTACTCTATCCTTAACGACTAATGCCATTATTTATCCTTACGCTAATGTAACTGATAAGTTTCCAGTTGTGATCTTGAAGATGTCACCAGAGTCGATTGTTTTAGATGTATCAAGTGGTGTGTGGAATAATAAGTTACCACTGGTTGAAGCATCATGTATACCGATATGTGTAACTGTTCCCCATGAAGCAGTTGCTGTAGGAAATGTTACATCAGCACTGTTTGTAGAAACACCATCAGATGGAGCACCCATTGTTACTGCTGTTCTTGCATATGAACCACCTGATACTTCTGTACCAGAATCTGCATCTGTTGGGTCACTTGTATATAAAGATACATACACTGTTGCTGGTGATGTATATGTTGTGTTACGGAGAACAGCATTAATAAGTGCGTTCTCTAAATAATTACTAAATTCAGCCATTGTTGTTTACCTCGTTGATAATGTTATTGACATAGGAGAAGATGGATATTCGCTATCATCATCACTTGCTCTTAATGATGCTAGACCTCTATCATATAAAGATGCCCAAGTTGCTAATCGTTCATCGTTCATAAGATAAGGTTCAGCTTCTGCTAATGCACCGTATAAAAGCAAGTCTGGGCAGTTAGCTAGAAATAAGTTAGATGAATTACTATCAGATAAATAATCAGGTTTGTAGTAATACACCATTCTTAATGTATATGCTGTATCAGGTTTAGGTGCAAATTGAAACTCACTACCTAATAATGTGTACATGGTAGGCACACCTTTTTCTGTTACTCTAGCGTTTCTAAAGAAGTTAGATGTGTTTTGGAATTGTAATACACGAACAGGTGTTGTATCTAAATGTAAGTCTTTCATTGCTAGAAAGTCTGATGGTAGAGATACTGTAGAGTCATCAGCCGTTGTTGTTGCAGTTGCTACTTTCAGCATTTGTCTAATGCGTAAATCTCTGCGTAGTCTTTCTTCTGCTAAACGAATAAAGTCAGGTATCTGTGTTGTCAGGTCACTACGAGCAAGATAATCTGCTATCGTGCTTTTTAATGTTGTGTATGAAGTAAATGCCATTATACTTTACCTTGTCGTGTTCTAAAGAAACGGTTGTCTGGGTCATTTAACCAAACACGAAATGC